AACTACAATAGATATTAATGGTGCAGTTGATATATCAGGAAATACAACAGTTGGTGGAGATCTTACTGTTACAGGTGATGATATTACAATGGGTACTAACACTTCTGGATATGTATTAGTTGCAGATGGTACAAATTATAATCCAGTTGCAATATCTGGAGATGTTACACTGGCTTCCAATGGAGCAGTAACAATTGCTGCAACTGCTGTAGAAAATTCTATGTTAGCAGGATCAATTGCTGATAGTAAATTATCTACAATTAGTACAGCAGATAAAGTTGCAGGTGGTGCTATTCAGATTGATAGTGGTACAGATGGTACATCAATTACAGATATTATATTTAAAGGTACAGATAGTAGTTCAGATATTACAGCTTTAACTTTAGATATGAGTGAAGCTGGTGCAGCAACATTTAATGATAAAGTTGTAGCAACAGAATTAGATATTTCAGGTAATGTAGATGTAGATGGTACTCTAGAAGCTGATGCTATTACAGTAGATGGAACAGCTTTAGCTACATATATTAGAGATACTGTTGGTACAAATATGTTATCAAGTAATACTGAAACAGGTATTGCAGTTACATATGATACATCTAATGATAATATTGACTTTGCTTTAGAAGCAAGTCAAACAGTATTTACTTCAATCACAAATACAAGTTTAGTAATAGGAAGAGACGCAGATAATGATATTGATTTTGCTACAGATAATACAATATTATTTAGAGCTGACGGTGCTGATCAAATTAAATTAATAGATGGTGCTTTAGCACCTGTAGCAGATGATGATATTGATTTAGGTACATCTAGTCTTCAATTTAAAGATGGATATTTTGATGGTACGTTAGAAGCAGATGCTATAACTGTAGGTGGGACAGCTGTATTAACAGGTGGAGCCGAAACAGCAATTACTTCAGTATTAAATGCAAGTTTAGTTATTGGTAGAGATGCAGATAATGATATTGATTTTGGTACTGATAATGAAGTTACATTTAGAGCAGGAGCACAAGATCAAATTAAATTAACTGATGGTGTTTTAGCACCTTTAACAGATAATGATGTTGATTTAGGTACTTCATCACTAGAATTTAAAGATGGTTATTTTGATGGTACATTATATTGTGATACATTAAATTTAGCAGGAACTGATCATACATCAATAGAAGATCCAACAGCATTAGCAATTGCTTTAGGATAGGTAAAATTAAACATTGACTTTTATGTCAAAAAACAGTATAATATAAATAGGGGGAAATAAATGGCAAATACGTTCAAAGTAGTAACTTTCGCAGCAGAGCCAGCTTCAGCAGGTACAGCATATAAAATGTATACTGTAGCAGGGAGTACAACAACAGTTGTGCTTGGGTTGATACTTACTAATATACATTCATCTGCAGTAACAGCAGAAGTAGAATTAGTTAGTGATACAGGAAGCAGAGGTGGTGCAAATAATGTTACCAATGGTACATCATTTTTAGTTAAAGATGTAACAATTCCTGCAGGAAGTTCTTT